ATTTTATACTTATCTAGCAGATTTAAAAGAACACACTGACAGACCATCTTGTGAAATTTCAGTGTCTGTTCAGATTGCTTCTAGCGGAGAACCTTGGCCTATATTTGTTGATGGTAATAAACACATATTAGAAAACGGAGATGCGGTTGTATATCTTGGCTGTGAGTTAAAACATTACAGAGAAGAATTTGAAGGAGATTTCCATATACAATGTTTTTTACACTGGGTTGATAAAAATGGAAAAAATAATGAGTTTGCTTTAGACAAAAGAGAATATTGGGGTCTTCCTCCAGTATTATTTTCAAAAGGAATTAGATGAATCAGGTAAATTTAAAAAATAAAACCGTTTTAACAGAAAAAATCCCTGAGGATATTTTTAACGCATTAAAAGTAAAAGTAAAAGAAAATAGAAATAAAGAGAAAGTTCATGTAGGTGTTCATACTAATCCACCTGAACACGTCTCCTTAAAAAATTTTTTACCTTTACAAAACTATATAAAAAAATTCATTGAACATTATTATAAAAACAATGTGATGTTTCATCCTTTTGCTAAAAAAGACTTACAGTTGGTTTTATCTGATCCATGGATTAACTATCAAAAAAAAGGAGAGTTCTTAAACAAGCACAAACATAACGGACTATTTAGTTATAACATTTGGATAAAAATACCTTATGATTATAAAAAAGAGGTAGAAAGATCTGGGCCAGAATCAGCTACCTTTGAGTTTACTTATTCAAATATTTTAGGAGAAGTGGTTACACAAAGTATACATTTAACAAAAGAAGATGAAGGAACTATTATTTTTTTTCCATCTCAATTAATACATCAGGTTTATCCTTTTTTTACTTCAGAGGAAGAAAGAGTTAGTATAGCAGGTAATGTTCAGGTAGGTAATTAATATGAAGTTTGTTTTTGTAAAAGAAAGTAAAAAAGGTGTTGGTGAAATGCATTTTACATGGAAAGAAATATGGATTTTAATTAGACACAAAAAATTTACTTTTAACGAAGTATTTTTAGATCATGTGATAGGGACTTTAATTAATGCAAAAGAGGATTTAATTCGTGCAAGAAAAAATAGAGATAAGGAAACAAATAGAAAAACGACTACTTAAAGAAGTATTTTTAGTAGAATTAGAGCTAGATATAAATGCTCACAAAGATAAATTAATTGAAGAAATTAATAATTCTGTAGAAAGCAATAGAAACAACAATTTTCAAACAAACGTTAAAGGTAAAATGACACCTTGGGGTTATTTTATAGAAAATGAATATTTTGTAAAAATAATTAAAACTGTTTTTGAAAAGTTTTCGGATATGAAAATTACACCTAATTTATCTGTGATGGTGACAGATGCTTGGGGCATAAAAATTGAAGGTCAAGAACACACTAAAGAGCATGCGCATGAAACAGCTTTTATGTCAGGGGTAATTTATTTATCTAACACAAATCAGATATTAAATTTTCCTGAGTTAAATATTGATATACATCCTAAAGTAGGCTCTGTAGTTCTTTTTTCAGGGTTTTTAAAACATGGCACAAGAAATTACGTATTCCAAGAACCTAAATATGCAATTGCTTTTAATATTTCTAAGAGTAACTTTTCACATCTGCCTAGATAATTGGTAATTTGGTTATATTTAAATTGTGTTAATTAAGTGTTATAATTTCATATGCCTTTAGCAAAAGTAAAAATAGCACCAGGTTTCGATAAACAATCTACGCCAGCAGACGCAGAAGGTCGTTGGGTGGATGGGGACAATGTACGTTTTAGATATGGAGAACCTGAAAAGATAGGTGGCTGGCAAGCTTTGGTAAATGATAAATTAGTAGGAGCTGCAAGAGCACAACATGTTTGGGCGGATACTGCAGGTAAAAGATACGCAGTAATAGGAACCGATAAGGTACTAATTATTTATTACGAAGGTGCCTTTTATGATATCTCTCCTTTAGAGACAACTAATTTTTCTACTGGCGCTAACATAACAACGACCAACGGATCAGCAACAGTTACCATAACTACATCAAGCGGACATAATTTGGAGGTAGGTGAAATAACAACTTTTGCAAACGCAGGGTCTTTCACATCTGCAAACACTGATTACACAGCTGCAGATTTTGATGATAAACTTTTTGAAGTACAATCAGTCCCAACAACTACAACATTTACAATAACTATGCCTTCAGCTGAATCTAAGTCAGGCGTGACAGCTGATGGCACTTTAGATGTAAATCCTTATGAGCCTGTTGGACCTTTAAATCAAACATACGGTTTTGGTTGGGGTACATTTAATTTTGGTGGTAGAGCAATCGCAGCAACCACAACAACAATTAACAACGGTGGAGTCATGCTTGTTGGCGCATCATCAGTTACCCTTACAAGCACAGCAAGTTTACCTTTAACAAATGGTAAATTAAGAATAGGTTCTGAAGACATGAGCTATACGACTAATACTACTGGCACGAATACGATTAGTGGAATTACTCGAGGTATCAACGGCACAACTGCAGCTGAACATGCTAATGGTTCAACTGTAACTGACATTACAACTTTTGTAGGTTGGGGCGATGCTTCAAGTTCAAGCACAGTTACTATCGAACCAGCAAACTGGTCATTTGATAATTTTGGAAATATATTAATAGCAACAATACACAATGGAAAAACTTTTACTTGGGATCCAGCTTCCTCTAGTGCATTACAAACAAGAGCTACTGTAGGAAGTGGTATGCCTACTAAATCAGTAATGACATTAGTCTCTGACAGAGATAGACATTTATTTCATCTTGGCACAGAAACAACTATTGGTTCATCTTCAACACAAGACAAAATGTTTATAAGATTTTCTGATCAAGAAAGTTTATCCGACTATGCACCCACATCAACGAACACCGCAGGAACTTTTAGACTAGATGATGGCACAAGAATAGTGGGAGCTTTTAAAGGTAAAGATTACATTCTAGTTTTGACTGATACAGCCGCATATGAAATGCAGTTTGTTGGACCACCTTTTACATTCTCAATTAGGAAAGTTGGATCTAATAATGGTTTATTAGGTCAACACGCAGGAACATTTGCAAACGGTGCTGTTTTTTGGATGGGTAAAACTGGAGGCTTTTATGTTTATGACGGAACTGTTAAATCACTGCCATGTCTAGTAGAGGATTTTGTTTTTACAACTGATGGCAACAATCCTGGAATTAATTTTAATTCAGGTCAATTAGTTTTTGGTGGTATTAATGAACTATATTCAGAAATAAATTGGTTTTACCCTTCTGCGAGCTCTTCTGTTGTAGATAGAGTAGTGACTTATAATTTTGATGAAGGTGTTTGGACAACAGGAACCTTAGATAGAACGACTTGGGTGGGATCTACAGTCTATGAACAGCCTTATGCTACAGATTACAATGCTTCTGACGCACCAACTTTTCCAGTTGTTAGTGGAGTTTCAAATGGTGCTACTATTTACTATGAACATGAGATTGGAGTAAATCAAGCAAATGGAGATGGCACAACAACAGCTATACCTTCATTTATTAAATCAGGAGAATTTGATCTAAATGGTAATGCAGGTGTACCAGGAGACGGTGAATTTTTAATGAGTATCAAAAGATTTTTACCAGACTTTAAACGTATAAGCGGAAACGCAAAAATAACAATATTCTTAAATGAATTTCCACAAGGCACATCAGCTGCTTCAAGCCCACTAGGTCCTTTTACAATTAGTTCTAGTACATCTAAAGTAGATACAAGAGCTAGAGCAAGATTAGCTGCGGTACAAATAGAAAATGAAAACCTTAATGAGAGTTGGAGATACGGTACGTTTAGATTTGATGTCCGACCTGACGGTAGAAGATAATGGCAAAAATAACAATACAAATACCTGAACCAAAACCTGAATATTCACAAGAAGATCAAAGACAAATTCTTCAAGCTTTTAGAACTCTTCAGTCCCAGTTGAACTTCTCATATGAGAATGATATAAAAAATGAACAGGATGCATTTACTTACTTTTTATCATGACAATACAATACAAAAATCAAGGAATTAATTTAACTACAACAGACACAACATCTATTTTGTCTTGTCCAACAAGTGCTACTTTTTTATTAAAACAAATTCAGATAGATAATTCTAGTAGTAATCCAGTAAGCTTGTCAGTGCAAGTTACAGACACTTCAGCTTCAGCTACTTTTTCTATATCTAGAAAAGAAATAGCAGCAAATACTGTTTCAAATATAATTACTCAAACCTTAGTTCTTGAGGGAGGTGATATACTTAAAATGACAGCGGGCACGGCAAATGAAATACAGGGTATAATATCTTACGCACAACTAGATAGATCGCAGGAAAATGGCTAAAAAGAAAGCGCTCTTTGGAGTTAATAATTACCACAAACGAACTCCAAAAAAACGTCCTGGTCAGCATGCCAAGAGTTATAGTAAAAGAATTCC